GAAGCATCAGAAGATTTTCTTTTCCGTGTTGTTGGGGGTTTTGAAAGATTTTGAACCTGATCATTCAAATCTTTAATAGCATTATTTTGTTGTTCTATAATATCATTCTGTCTCTGAAACTTGGCTTCGTAACTAATAGTTACCTGAAACAGTTCAGTTGATTTCTGTTGTAAAGCTTTTAATAGATATGGGATATCTTGTTCATCCATAAAAAAAGAGGGACCAAAGGCCCCTCTATTTATTGAGTTGTTATTGACTTATCAGGAGAATGATCCAGCGTCAATAGTGATGTTGTAGAGACTTCTAACACCACCACTACAACTAACGAGTTCCGATTGACCAGCACAATCGTTGATCCAGATTCCCTTGGCTTCAATATCGGCCCATGCGTTGACCACGCCAACACCGTCAGTAGTACCACCACCAGCGAATGAAACATCAGTAGCAAATCCAATTCTGAAGGATCCACCTGGTTTCACAGAAGCGAAGATTGAAGCGGCCTGAGCGTTAGCTGAGGAAACACCAACTTTGTTGTACCACATCGCAATACCAGTACTATACTGGGTTACGAATGAAGGAGGTTGGAATGAACCATCCCCAAGATCCTCAAGACCAACCTCAATCAGAGGTGATACAGACTTGAAGTCGTCAACATTGATAGAGGTGATTGAACCACCAACACTCAAGTTACCAGAGATGTCAACGTTACCACCGAAGTTACCACCACCATTGAGGGTGATAGAACCACCACGGTAATCGAGTGCTGTAACAATACCAGCGGCTGTGAAGTGGGTACCAGTTACATTGGTAGTGAATATATCCTTGTATCTGATTGCCGAAGAACCAAGATTTCTGGTACTGGTTGCAGTAGGAATTAAATCACTACTTAAACGAGCTGTGAAACCAACAGTATCAGATGTTTGGTCACCGATCTGGGTGTTGCCCTGAACAGTGAAACCTTGTACTGTAGAAGAACCTTGAACTTCAAGATCACTCGATGTAGTTACTTTACCAGTGCTATTTGCCAGGGTGAAACCGGTAGTTCCATCAACTGCCTTAAATGTGGTTCCCCGAATAGTAGGTGCACTCAGTGCAGTTCCAACAACAACGCTATTGGGAAGACCAATGGTAATTGTGTTGTCAGTTACAGCAGTTTCAACCTCTTCAGATGTACCAGAGATAGTCAGTGTTTGACCAGTCTGGAAGATGTCAGATGAACCACTGTCAGCTGCCAAACTAAATGTAACAGCAACACCAGCGACTTCGGTATCAACATAAGCCTTAACAGACTGTTGAGAAGGAATAGCTGTAGAACTGTTGGAGGACATATTGTCCTGATCCAAGAAGGCTGTTACACCATCAAGGACATTCAGTTCAGTAGCAGTTGATGTAACGTTTGTTCCACCAATATCAAGAGTAGTGACACTTACTTCACCAACCGTCATAAGGTTGGTTGCTGGATTGTAAGTAAGCCCGGAATCCATACCAAGGGATCTACCTGAAGCTGACGCACCATCTGACATGGTGAGTGTGAATGCTGTATTGGTAGTTGATACATCAGTAACATCTACTGTGTCAGCAGAAGTTGCGTTACCAGTTACATCTCCTGTCAGATCACCCATAAACTCGGAAGTTGTAAGGGTGTTAGTTTGTGGGTTGAAGGTTAGACCAGGGTCTTCACGGAGGGTTTTACCAGAACCGCCACCATCAGTAAAGATAAGCTGATAAGCAGTGTTGGTTGAACTGTCTGGAGTAACATCAACTGTATCAGAACTAGTAGCGTTACCAGATACATTACCAGTTACGTTTCCAGTTACATTACCGGTGAGATTACCTGTAAAGGTAGTTGCCGTAATAATACCAAGGTTATTGAGGTTTCTTTCATGTGAAGCAACAACAGCCTTAGAGGCTACAACTTCACCATCATTAGTTGAACCATCAAGGAAATTAAGTTCAGTTGCGGTGGATGTAATCTCAACACTGTTGATAAAGTAGGCCACCATGTCCATTCCACCACCAGATACGATATTGGTGGCGGGGTTTAGATTTAGAGTAGTGTCAGTGTAAAGTGTGTTCTTTGAAGGTGCAGTACCGTTATCATCAACAAAGGTGAAGTAGTAGGTACCACTGGTTTCATTCCTCTGTGTGAAGACTTGGTTAGCTGCACTTGCACTTGAAGCAGTACCAGTAAGAGCTCCAACAATGTTGGTTGCCGTAAGGGTATTTGTTGATGGGTTATAGTTCAGATCTCCATCAGTCTTCAGTTGTTCCTGTGTAGGATCAGTGTTGTTATCAGAAACAAAGCTCAGGAAGTGTGTTGAATTAGTGTTGGTTGCTCCAACAGCGACTGAAGCTGCAAAAGCTCCACCACCTGCAACTGCTTCGAGTGAAGTTTCGAGATCTTGGATAGCTCCCTTGACCGTTTCAGCGTCACCAACAGTAGAACCAGTGAATGTTCCTAGGTTAGTAGAGTCTCTAGCAACACCAGAAAGGGTTACAAGGTTGTCTCCAGCCTCTCCATCATCCAGAACATCTCTTCCATCAACTGTTCCACTGACAGTGATATTTCCGTTGACAATTGCACTCGATGTAGTAACGACACCAGCGTTTACATTACCAGTAAGATTACCGGTCACATTGCCAGTTACATTACCAGTCAGAGGACCATTAAGAGAAGAAGCGGTTAGGCTATTGATATTGGTAATATTTCTACTACTATTAAGTACAACAGCGTTAGAAGCAGTTGCGGTACCAGGAGTAGAACCATCAAGGTAGTTAAGTTCAGTAGCACTTGATGTAACATTGATACTATCCAATGTCAGGAAACTGGCACTAAGCGTTCCATCAAGTGATAAAACATTAGTATTTGGGTTGAACTTAAGTTGTCCATCCGTCTTCAGTGACTCATTAGTTGCTGAAACATTGTTACTATCAACAAAGGTCAGATACTGATTAGTATTAGTGTTGTTAGACTGTGTCTTAACTTGGTCTGCACCATCTGCTTGACCGGTCAGATCACCAGTGACATTACCGGTTACATTGCCTGTTACATTACCAGTAACATTACCGGTCAGATCACCAGATACTTTGGATGATACAAGTGTATTAGTGAAAGGATTGTAGGTAAGACCCGTATCCATGTTCATGGTCTCTCCAGGACCAGAACCTTCAGTCAGTACAACATTATAAGCTGTATTAACTGTGCTGCTATCGGTAACATCAACACCAGTAGCTGTATCAGCGTTACCAGTTACATCACCAGTGAGATTTCCTTTGAATGTGGTAGCGGTTACAATACCAGTGACATCAATACCACTAGAGTTAATCGTTACAGCCGAACCAACTACAACACTGGAGAATGTAGCACCAGAGGCACCACCAAGGATGTAGGTTTTAATTCTTGAAGCGTCAGTCTTTCTGTTGGTTCCGTTACCACCATTATCGATGATGAACTCATCAGCATCGATGATTGCTTCACCAATGTCGGTAGCTCCATCAATGTCGATAGCGGAAACTGCAACCTTCTCAGCGGTTACAATCTGATTCAGTTTGGAATCAACAATACTACCAGCCAACTGATCGTTGGTGATGGTTCCTGTCAGGTCTGTGGTAGGAAGTGGTCCACTGAATGTGCTTGCAGTTACGATACCAGTGATACTAGCACCAGATCCGTTGATGACTGCTGCACCAGCTACAAATGAGGCGTTACCAGAAGCGGTAAGATTACCGGTATAATTGATAGTACCAGTACCATTGATTACCTTGCTATTAAGGTCAAGGTTACCACCAAGTTGGGGTGTGGTGTCTTCTACTACATTATTAAGACCTGCATTAGCTAGACTATCGACATCGGCGAATACTAAATTACCTGATCCATCAGTCTTAAGAACTTGATCGGATGAACCATCTGATCCAGGAAGGAGAAAGGTTAAATTAGATGCTAGTGTTGAAGGTGATCTCAGCTCAATTGAATTTGTGCCGTTATTTGTTGCTTCGTATACCTTGATTCCACCGCCTACAGTAGTGGAGTTGAGGTTCCAAAATTCACCGCCTCCAATTAACTGGTTTCCGGTAGGTGAACCAACATATAGCTGGTGGCGGTCCGTGGTAAAACCGGGTTCACCTACGGCCAAAGTAGGTAGATCGGAATACGCACCTCTTTTTAGTTTAATAATAGGAGAGGCCATTTATTATATCCTAGGTTATATCTTATTTATAAATTTACATATCATGATATTTCGTTACTCAATCAAAAAGACCCACCATCGATTGGAGATTGTATGGTACCAAGTTTTTCCAAATCCATCTCACTTTCTAATACTTCTTTAAAGTCTGTAGGTAGATCTGTTTCAGTTTCTTTAATCAGAATTCCATCCGCAGAAACAAGATCAAAACCACCCTTTGCATGGTTATATCTCATGACATAATTATCAACAGCAGGCCCTAACTCTTGAAACTTTGCGTCTGGAAAGTCTCTCAAGTCATCGTATTGAGTACTACCAAAACCAACGGCCATTAGAATCCTCCACCATCAAGTTCACCAATTTGAATATCCCCAAGATCGATCTCATCCTCAACTTGTTCAACAAAGTCGTCAGGAATATCTTCGTCTCTTGCCGATTCAATCAGAACATCATCAGCTGTAATAAGAACAAACTTGTCTGTTGCTGCATCATAAGATACGACCATTCCGTCCTTACTCGCGTCAAGAGTACCGAAGTCGGTATCTGCCAATTCGTCAATATTGTCAGGACAATGTTCTGGTCCTGGTGTGGGTGGGTTGATTGGATCAACAGGTGTAAGTGATGTGGAAATACCTGCAGTCACTTCTGCTTGTCCTTGAACAAGTCTGGTAACTCTTCCAACTGGTGATTTTATAAACACGTCGTAATAATATCTACCGGGTTTAATTGCGACCGTAAGGCCAGAGGTCATTCCAATAGCAACTTGTCCAGCTACAGATGAAATTCCAATATTAAAATCAAATGCAGCTATTGCGGCTGGATGCTTTTTTAACTTGGAAAAAGCAGTAAAACCAGTTAGGTTGGTTGGTGAACCATCAGTCTCTGAAGACTGATAAATTTCCTCAAAGTCTGTCCCCTGAGGGATGACCATATTAATGACAGGTACAGCGGCCATGTCTATACGAAATTATTTATATTTATTTATCAGGATTTGAGTTCTTCAATAACTTCTGTAGTTCTGCTGTAGAACCAACAAACAATGCATTATTCACAGTGGTTGGACCTTTAGTATCTTTCTCTTCCTGAACATCTTTCAACTTCTGTTGAAGTGTCAGAAGTTTATCTGTGGCATCTGCCACATTCTTAATTAACTGACCTGCGACTTCATACGCACGAGGCATCTCACTCTCTTGAGCCAGTTCAAGGATGCCATCGATAGCTTCCTGCCCTTTCTCAATGATCGAATAGAGATTACCCCTGGTGTATTCGTAATCCCTCTTGATATCCTCTGAACCGGATTTAATCTTTTCAATCTTCCTCTCCGTTACTTCTACTTCTGTGGGTTCAACATCAAAAGCTTCATCAAGTTTCTCATACTTAGTCATGGGTTACCTCAAAAAACACTAGCACTAAATCCGAAGTCATCTCCAAATTCAATCAACTTATCATCTTCCTTGGTAATGCTAAAGACATCTGTACCAAGAACATGAGTAGAAGCCTTGGTGTTATCCTGACCTCTTCTAACCCTCATGTTATCACCAATAATCTTCTCAACAAACATCTCTTCAGTACCAACATACACATAAGTGTTTTCAGTAACACCATCAGGATTTGTGATCTTGATAGTTGTTTGTGAGATATCAACATCCTCATCCAAGTTACTAATCAAACTATTGTCATAGTCTTTAGTAGCTCTTGGTGTGACTTGATATGTGAGGTCTCTAGTTGCAACTCCACCACCAGTGGAACCAGCAAGGTATCCAATGGTGACCTTTCTGATGATGTCTCCTGATACATCTGCAACAGGACCATATAGATAGGTCTTAAGAGTAAACCGTAAAGTATATACTAAAGCTCTTCTAGTGTCAAAGTTACCTTCATAATCATCATCCATATTCACACTATCAAGTACAACAGGTATATCACGAATCTCATTCAAGTTTCCAAGAAATTTAATTGAGAGATTATATTGTGGTTGAAAGTATGGAAGAATCTGTTCGACGATTTGTAACATATCATCGTTCAGTTTCGTGTAGATCGAGAGTTCAAATCCCATGTTATATGGGACAGGAGAATATACTCTCTTAACTTGAGTACCATCAGGTGTAGTAGTTATGAATGTTTGATTCTTCGATATCTTTCTGGTTGGATCATACTCTAATGATGTAAATTCAAACGACATTCTAGGAAGTGTAATCTGAATAGGACGGTTCAGATTTGCTTCTTGTTGCATACGAGCAAGAAACTTCTGAGTCGGGCCATACGCAATTGGAACTTGGATTACACTTACAGTATCATCTTGATCGTTCTTGTGGTGAACTTCGATACCATTAAACAGTGAACCAAAACCAATAATGCAGGATCTTAAGATCTCATTATAGAAATACTCAAACATCGTCCTAAGGTAGATATACTACTATTTAACAAGAAATTATCCTAAGGATCTCCGAAAGGATTACTGTCACTAAAATCAAGTATCTTCGAAGCTTCCTCCTCAATCGTATCATTATCAGCATATGGTGTGACAAGATCGTCTATAATTTGTGATCTCATGGCATAACATGCCCCAGAATCTTGTCCAATAATCAATTCATTGGTGATAAAGGTTCCATCAACGATCTTGATTGTGAGAGTGGCAGTTTCAGCATCCCATGAATTGACTCTTGCTGAGGTTTTGGATGTTCCACCAATAACAACCTCATTATAGATGTATGTACCAACACCAACTGTGGTTCCAAGTCCAACGGGGTCATCAATACCAATGTTGCCAATGGATGACAACCCAGTAAGGTTGTAATTCTCACCACCATATCTGATATAACCTGCAGTAACTACACCTGCATTGTTGATAACACCATATCCGTATCCAGTATCAACACCAACAGGTAGTGTTCCACCTACACCAGTAAAGTATAAGTTTGGATTTGTACTATATCCCGAACCACCGTTAGTGATCGTGACAAACTGAACAGATCCATTAGTTGATATACCAGATTTGGCTTTTGCACCATGACCTATGTCATTTCCAGAGGCTGTAATCTTCACCATAGGTGAAACTGTATAAGCACAACCTGCATTAATAAGATCTACGGCTTCAACCATACCACCATACATGCCATTACACATGATATAATTGTCTGTGATCGAAACAATACCAACTGTTGTCTTACCAGGAGATGAAGAGAACCCAACATCTGGTCTAATGGAGTATTTTTTCCCCATATTTGTGATTGTTACTCGATTTACAGCTCCAAGAGTACAAATTCCGATCGAACCTGTTGCAGTTTGAGCTGAACCGACCATATTAAGGGTCTGAATATACCCAATATCGACCAAATTGTCGTCAATTTCGTCAATTCCGGTGTCAACAATCTCATCTTCGTAACGAAATAGTTCACAAGTGAGTGTATATGTGTAATTTTTCCTTAATTGGTAGAAAGGTTGTTCATGTTCAACGAATTTGATCTCAAAAATACGGTCTCCGAGAGGAAAATAGATCAAATCTCCCTCTTTTGGGCGATCTGGAAGCTCGATATTCGGTAAAGTTTCAATCAAAGGAGTAATATAATTCTCAAATCTCTCTCTAGAGATGACTAAAGTGCAATCATCCTTGTCTTCAATGCCAAATCTAGATAAAAGTGTTCCCTGACCACCAAATCCTTCATAAGAATCGAGGTATGCCTCCAAAGGATACGCCGAATCGAACTTAGATTCGATGACTTCTCTAATGACAGTGTTAATTGTCATGTATTTTCGAGGCATATAATAGCACTCAATGCCATACATCCTCAACTGTTCGTTGATTAAGTCCTGAACTAAGCCTTGTTCAGTCTGTGTTCCGTTTTGAAAAAATGGATTGAGTGTCATTTTCTATCAACCAATCATATCCATAGGAGGAAGTTCATAATTGAATGTCATTCTCTCACGAATTTGTTGTAATTCTTTCTCTGCATCATCATACAACTGTCTTCCATTGAACTCAATTCCACCAGGAAGTTTGACTCCTTGGAATTTAATCAGATTTTGACCCCATTGTCTCTTAATTAGAGATGTCAAATATGGTTTCAGGAAAGAATCATTCCAAACTCTGTAGGAATCACTGCCATCCATGGCTCTGTAACATTCAATAACCAAGAATTCATCAACTCTCAGGTTACTCCAATCCACATGGAGATACATTCTATCTGATCTCTGATTAAATCCAATCTGTTTATGGGTATTAAGAAGGAAATTCATGGTTTCCAAGTAACTCATGGTCATGGAATATGAAAGCATTTCAAATCCTGAACCACCCCAAAGTTCAACACCATTCAACATATACTGATATTTGACATTCCACATTCCTGATCCACCAACACCAGAGTTGAATTGGAATACTTTATTGATACCAATAATGTTTTGGGGGATTTGAAGGTAATTGCTATTTTCGTAATAGTTGAATGTTGTAGCTGTACCTACGATGTTTACATTCGTAGTGGTAACAGCAATACCAGCTGTACCTGAACTATTTTGAGGAGCTCCGGGTGGTCTAGCTCTACCTCTGTCAATATCTTCTTGAGTGATCTGATACTTAAGGTATATCTTTTCAACACCATCAAAGTGCCTTTCTTGGAAGAATTGAATAGCATCATCTACCAGATCATCGATCTGTTCTTCAGCAACATTGATTTCTAAAACAGGAGCTCCGAGTTGCCTAAGACAATAGTCAACCAGTTCTTGTCTACTTCTAGGTTGAGCCATTCTACACTATACTTTTTTTTTCTATTTATCTACTAGTTGAACCAGTAGATTCTTAATATCTGTGAGATCACCTTTGATCTCTTCTACTTTAGTTTCTAGATTGTCAATTCTCTGTTTATCAGTGAGAAGTTTATCTCTGTTTGAAACATAGGCTTGATAACCCACAGTATCTGTATTCACGATGGCCGTTGAAGAACCATCGCGATACAGATTTCTATGATCTTTGACCGGAATCTTACTCATTATGCTAGTGAAATTGCTCTGAAGTTTCTAATCATTGGAACCGTTGCCTGGTTCGTAGAAGTGCCAATTACCTTAATCCTAAATGACTTAAAGGAAGGTAGTTGATCCACACTGAACTTGTACTCCCTATATGCACTAATGTTAGGTTTAGGTGTAA